GCGATCCCGACACTCTCGCGCCTCTCGAGGTACGAGTCCTCGATCCTCGCTCCGTGGACGTGAAGTATGAAGGGCGCGACGTCATCTATACGATTCGCGGTGGCGCAGAGTCGCGACAATACGGACCGGAGACGATTATCCATATTCCATTGATTACGATTCCGGGTCAGGCGAAGGGCGTTAATCCGCTCGAAGCTCTTCGAAATACCCTCGGCCTCGGGATGACGCTTGACTCGTCCGCCGCCGCGTTCTTCGCGACGGGCTCGACTCCGACGGGCATCATCGAGACGAGCGATACGCTCACGGCGGATCAGGTGAAGACGCTCAAGGAGGGATGGTTGCGCCATCATACGGGCGCGAACGCTCACACTCCGGGCGTCCTCTCAGGAGGCGCGACGTTTAAGGCCCTCTCCTTCCGCCCTGAAGACGCGCAGCTTCTCGCATCGCGAGAGTTCACCGTGAACGAGATCGCGCGCATCTTCCGAGTTCCGCCACAACTTCTCGCAGTTACGACTCCGGGCGCGATGTCGTATTCCTCAGTTGTGGAGCTGAACGCCGCGTTCGTCTCCTACACACTTCGGCCCCTCGCGGAGAAGATCGAGCGCGCTCTCTCTCTTCTTATCCCTCTCCCTGAAGCGTTCGCTCGTCTATCAATGGACGCTCTTCTCCGAGGCTCTACGCGCGATCGGTATGAATCAATGAGGATCGGCGTTTCCGAAGGTTGGCTCTCGATTTCTGACGTGAGGCGTCTCGAGGACCTTGCGCCGATTGACGACGCATCCGCGAACGCATATCGTCAGCCTCTCGCTCAGGCCGACTCTGCGATCGCATCCGCGCAGCAAAAGGCGAACGTTTACTCCGCCCTCATCGGATCGGGGATGGACCCCGCAGAGGCTAAGAGGATCGCGAAACTATGACGTTCACCTCTCGGCATATCACCATCGGAACGGCGGCAGTCGCCATCGGAACGGCTACGCCGAAGAATACGCACGAGCTCACGATCGAGTCGAACGATAATAAGACGGTCTTTATCGGCGCATCGGACGTCACGGTCGGTGGAGGATTCGAGATCGTAAAGAACGCGGTCGTCCCCGTGAAGATCGCGAATGGCGATATCCTTTACGCGATCTCAAACGTCACGGACGCCGTAATCTCCGTCTTCGATTTTCAGGTGGACCCGTGATCCTGATCTTCGATATCGACGGAACTCTTACGACGAGCGGCGACACTCCGAACGAACCCGTTATCGCGAGACTCCGCGAAGAGGCCGAGAAGGGCGAGAGGATCTTCATCGTCTCAGGGCGCGCCGTCGCCCGGTTGGACGAGACGAAGGCGTGGCTCGCAGAGAACGAGATCCCGTACGAGGCGATCTACCTTCAGGACTTCTCGGAAGATTCGAGCCTCCCCGTGATCGAGGCGTTTAAGGCGTACAAATACTCGAAGCTCCTCGAAGAGTTCGGCGATCAGATCGGCTACCTCGTGGACGATGACGCCGAGGCGCGAGACGCCGCCGAGGGAATGGGGATCGACGCCTACGGCCCCGAGGCGTTCGTTCGTCTCTCCGCCCGAGCGATCGATCCCGACGGCTACGAGCCGACCGCAGAGATGCGCGCAGAGGCGGAGCAGGGGCTCGAGTGGCGGCGAGAGTTCGGGCGCGGAGGGACGGAGGTCGGGATCGCACGAGCCCGAGATATTTCGAACGGACGACGACTTCCATATGAGACGGTCGTCAGGATGTCCTCTTACTTCGCGCGTCACGAAGTCGATAAGGAGGCTCAGGGATTCCGCCCGGGCGAAGACGGCTATCCTTCGAACGGTCGTATCGCGTGGGCTCTATGGTCGGGAGATAGCGGGATGGCGTGGGCATCGCGTATCATCCGTGAAGCGTCCGAAGAAGACGCGCAACGAAACGAAGGAGACGAGATGGCGATCGAGTTCCGACGCACAACGGCAGAACTACGAGCCGTGGACGAGGACGGGTTTACGTTCGAGGGTATGGCGGCAGTCTACGACTCGCCATCCGCGGAAGGCACGAACCCCGAGATCGTAAAGAAGGGCGCGTTCGCCCGCTCTCTCGCCGCCGCAGGGCGCGGAGAATGGGACGTGAAGGCATACGCCGATCATAATCCCGAGCGTCTCCTCGGCACGACGAAGACGGGAACCCTCGAGCTCGAGGATCGCGAGGACGGCCTCCTCGCCCGCATCCGCCTAAACCCGAACGTCTCGTTCCATCGCGACCTCGCAGAGATCGTCCGCACGATGGGAAAGTCCCTCGGGCTCTCCTTCGGGTTCTACTCCACGAACGCGAATAAGGTGAACGAGGACGGCGTCCGCGAACTTCGCGACGTGAAGCTCGTCGAGGTCTCCGCCCTTACGGGGCTCTCGCCCTACTATCCGTCCACAATCTCGACCGTATCCGTCCGATCCCTCGCCTCCGAGGCGGGCCTCGAGATCGAGCCTCTCCGCGCCGCGGTGAACGCGCTCCTCTCCGGGGACGTCTCTGAGGATCAGGCTCGCCTCCTCGCCGAGGCGATCGCCGCAGTCGTCGCCGAAGACGAGGCGGAGAAGGCGGAAGATATCGCCGAAGGCGAGGTCGTCGCCGAAGAGACTCCCGAGGAGATGATCGTCGAAGAGTCCGCGCCGCGCAGCGTCCCGCGATCCACGCGGGAGAAAGAGATCGAACTCGCGAAGCGCGCGCTACGATAACAAAACCGAAACGCTAAGGGCGAACGTCTAAGGGCGAAAGTACCGCACGAGTCGCGCCGCCGGGACGGGTGTTTAATAAAAAACAATAGTGAAGAAAGGGTGAAACTATGTCTGTCGTCAATCAGCTACACGACGCCTACCGACGCGATTTCGAGGCCGCTAAGGCTCTCGTTTCCCGCGCATCGGAAGAGGCTCGAGAACTTTCCGCAGAGGAAGAGGCTCAGTATTCCAAGCTAAACGAGGCTATGGATTCTAAGCTCGCGAAGATCGAGGACCTAAAGAAGGGCGAGGAGCGTTCAGCGAAGCTCTCCGCCGTGATCGGGGCCGTCGAAGTCGCAACTTCTAAGACGATCGAGAATGACGCCGACGCTCTTCGCGCCTTGATTAAGGGCGACAAGCGAACCGCTAACTTCGAGATGCGCGCACTCGCAACCGCAACCGCGACGACTCCCGTGACGTTCGCCGACTTCGTCGTCGAGCAGCTCGTGAATGACAACGTTGTATATGCGGGCGCAACGAAGATCCGCACAACCGATAACCGAAACATCACCGTCCCAATCCTCGCAGGTACGGCCCCGGCGGCGGCATTTGTCGCTCAGGGTGGCACGATCAGCGCGGCGGACCCGGTGTTCACTTCGATTACACTCGGATCGTTCGCAGCCGCTACCCTCACGCTCGCTTCACGCGAGCTCGTGGATAGCGCAGGGTTTAACCTCGTGGAGTACGTGGGACGAGCCGCAGGTGCTCAGATCGCGCAGCTCGCGGGTTCAGCCTGTACCCTCGGAACGGGAACGGTTCAGCCTACGGGCTTCATTTCCGCTCTCACGACCGCGGGCGCACTTACGACCGCAACGAAGGGCGGAACGGTCACGGCGACCTTCTTCGACCTCTTGGACGTTCAGACCGCACTCTACGCTTTGGCCCCTAAGTACCGCAACGCGAATACCGCGTGGCACGTATCAACGGGCGCAGCGCGAAAGATGCGCGGATTCCAAGATCTAAACGGTCAGTTCGTTTGGCAGGCGTCGCAGGCTGCGGGTCAGCCTGAAACCCTCCTCGGCTACCGCGTGATCGAGAATCCATATATGGCGGCGGTCGCTTCGGCCTCTAAGTCCGTGGCGATCGTTCACGAGCCTTCGATCTATATCCGCGAGGCAGGTTCTCTGTCCGTGGCTACGAGCGAGGATCGTTATTTCGAACTTAACTCGATCGGCATCCGATCGATCTATCAGTTCGACTCGAACCTCCCCGACGGCGCAGCGGGCCGAATCCTCGTCTCAGCGAATAGCTAAGACGGGCGGGTCGCCGTAAGGTAGACTCACGGAGAGGGTCCTCGGGGAAACCCGGGGGCCCTCTCCATTTATAGGAGCAGGAAAGGAGGACGGAGGCGATGGCACTTCGCGTAGCAGTCTCGACGAATGCCCCGTGGGTGGGCTCGGGATACGGTGCTCAAATGGCGGAGCTCGGACCGCGAATGAAGGCGGACGGGCACGACGTATCAATCCTCGCGAACTATGGACTCTCGGGAACCGTCCTCGATTGGAACGGGATCTCCGTATATCCGCAGGGGCTCGATGCCTACTCGAACGATCTTCATCCCGCGCAGATGGCGCGCATCCGAGAAGAGACGAAGGATCGTCCATTTTTGGGGATGACGCTCTTCGACGTATGGCCTCTAAAGAATCCCGAGTGGGATAATGTCCCTCTTCTTTCGTGGACGCCGATCGATCACTCGCCCGTCACTCCCGAAGTTCTTCAGTTCTTCCGCCGTGGCGGTCGTAAGTGGGCGGTCGCAATGAGCCGATTCGGGGAGACGGAACTTCTTAACGCGGGACTTCCGCGCGATCAGGTCTTCTACGCGCCGCACTCATTTAATCCCGAGGTATGGCGACCAGAAGGCGAGACGATGCGTAAGACGATGAGCATCCCCGAGGACGCGCATCTAACGTGGATCAACGCCGCGAATAAGGGCGCGACCCCGGTTCGGAAGTGTTGGAGTGAGCAGCTTACGGCGTGGGCGATTTTCGCCGCACGTCATCCCGACGCATATCTTTATCTTCATACGGATCTCTCGGGGATGGCGCAGGGCGTCGCGCTCGAGCCGCTAATGAACGCGCTCAAGATGCCGCGAGATCGAATCCGTATCGTCCCGCAATATGAATACCGAATGGGCATCGATCAAAAGACGGTCGCGAATATTGCGCGCTCCTGCGACGCACTTCTTCACGCGACGCGCGGGGAGGGGTTCGGTGTAAGTCAGATCGAGTCTCTCGCATCGGGCGTCCCGATCATCTCGACGAGGTGGACGGCGATGACGGAACTCGTAGGCGCGGGATGGCTCGTCGAGGGTCAGGTCGAATGGGATTCGTTTCAGGGGTCGTGGTGGAAGGTCCCGAATATCGACGCGATCGTCGCCGCGCTCGAGGCGTCCTACGCCCTCAAGGGCGACGCCGAAGGCTCCGCCGCGATGAAGGCTCAGGCCGTCTCGTTCGCC